TGCTAGCGAATCACAAGTAGAACTACAGAAGATACGGTACAAAGATGTCAATAGAATTGAGATGGACAAACTAACACAGGCAGCGTCCATTATAAAAAACTCTAGTCTGTTTATTGACAGCACATCTTCATCACTATCACAAGTCAGCGCCAAGATAACTAAGTGGGTCAAGGTAAACAAAGTAGATATTGTAGTTATTGATTACTTACAGCTAGTCAGAGGATTTAAAGGAGGCTCACGTGAACAAGAAGTAGCTACAGTTGTGCGAACACTTAAAAATATAGCCAAGCAACACAATATTGCTATCATAGCACTATCGCAGTTATCAAGAAAGGTAGATGCAAGAGAGGGTAATAAAACACCACAGCTTGGGGACTTACGAGAGTCAGGTGAGATAGAACAAGCAGCTGACACTGTAATATTCTTATACAGACCAGACTACTACGATATAGAGAAATCTACGGAATATGTACACGAAACAGAGGTTATCATAGCCAAAGGACGTAACAGTGGCACAGGTAAAGGTAGCGTTATGTTTATACCAAAACTTACAAAGTTCTGCGATGCGATTACACTTTCATAACAAAGTGGTCAAAGAAATATCTAAAGAACTTGGGATGGAGCCAAGGATTGTGAGGGGCATTATATCAAATCTTACCACGACAATTTTGCTTTTCATTCGTATGAGGATGCCATTTAAACTTCACGGTTTCTTCAAGCTTCATCCCAAAAAAACAAAAAAAAGTTTGTAATTGTAAAAGTTTATTGTATATTTGCAGTATGGAAAATGTTATGACAGAGAGTAGAGAAGATGCTCTACGTAGAATGTACAAAGAGAACAACCTCATCAAGGAGGATGTGTTCAAGCACAAGCACTTCGTAATCATTACACGCTCAGGTATTGAGAAGATTATGGAGAACAAGGGAATTACTATACAGTATGACCCTATCAAAATGGAGCAGCAGTTTGTTGTAATAAAAGCTGTTGCAAGTCTTAACGGTAAGACTGTTGAGACATTTGGCGAGGCATCGCCACGTAATACGAGTAATAGTTATTTAGTTGCTATTGCAGAGAAAAGAGCATTGTCTCGTGCAGTGCTGAAGTTAGCAGGATACTACCAGCACGGTGTATTCTCAGAAGATGAATCAGATGATTTTAAAAGAAAGTAATTATGGAAAACAAAGAGAGAGTTTGGATTGACAAACCAGGACCATACAAAGTTATGGTTTCAAAAGTAATGATGAGTGAGTCTGTAGAAGGATTCACAGGGTGTCCTTTCGTTAAGTTTTACTGCGAAACACCAGATGGTAAGAGTACGGGTATCAAGTTCTTTAGAACAAGAGAGCAAGATAACGACAGAGTAAAACAAATCAAACAAGAGCGTATAGCTAAGTTTATACGCAACGCAGGTGGTCACATGCAAGGCTCAGATGCCAAGACCATATTCGAATCAGTAGTAGGTAGAGATGTCTATGTACTATTGTCTAACAAAGAATATGTAGGTAGAGACACCAACCAAAACAACAAACCTGTTGTTAAGACCACAATAGATTACCTATTCTCATCAAACAAAGAAATAACTAAGGTCAAGCCTGATATGCTAGAGAAAAAGCTTTCAGTAAGAGATGAAGATTATTTCAAGACACAGTATGATATGTGGAAGTCTACACAAGTAGATATGGTAAAGGACGCATTTGATGCAGTAGAAGATACTAACAAACACGCAGAAGATGAAGGATTACCCTTTTAATTGTTCGATGGAGGAGAAAGACGGTAGGTATATTGTTACTGTCTCCAAGGATAACGGTATGAGAGCCACATTCTCTACAGATAGTATTGATGAGGCATTAGATTTGATTAACGCATACAGAAGTATAAATGAAACAGCTGGAGCTACGAGGGACGATAAAGGACGGCTCTCTGCGTCTCAACAAGCACGACTACATAAAGCCTATTCTGAAATCTTTGGAGGGCAAAGAACTAGTCGTAAACTTGAGCGTATATCACACAAAAAGGACGACACAGCAGAATAGATGGTATTGGGGTGTTGTTATTCCCACTATCATCAGGTATCTG